TGGGCCTGATGCTGGGTCAGCTCCTTGAGCTGCTGCCGCAAGGAGTCCTTGTCTTTCGACAGGATCGAACGCAAATCGGGGGAGCCCTGGGATTCCTCTAAGTTCATAAATTTCTTTAATCATCTTTGCCGGGTCTAGATTGAACTGTGCAGCCGCAACCGGATTCGTCAGCACGATAGTAAGCAGTTCTTGCAGGCTTTGTGCAAGGAAAGACTTCTCCGAAGGAGACGTGGAGTCAAACACAAATAGATCATAAGAGCCAATGAGCTTTGAAATGGGTTGATTGAACGCTGTGTAAAGCTCTGCCCTTTCTTCACCGACAACCTTGACAAACTGTTCTTGCGAAAGTCCCTGCCGTTGGTTAAGCACCAGTTGACGCCCTAGCGGTGAAAGAACGCCTTGCCAGATCAAGACGGCCAAGTTCCGCATACGACCCGAGGCGCCTTGGATAACGGCACGAGCCTCAGTGGCCGACCGACGTCCACCATTGTATTGACCCATCGCATTTTCGTTAACCCCCGTCACTGTCTGCATCAACTGGATCAACGTCGAAGCGTCGTCCATGTGTCGCGTCGTCGTGTCTTGGACTGCAAGCTGCTTGATGTACTTATCAACACCTTGCGTGGCTCCTTGTTTAAGCATGATCACACGTGCACGCGACTCGATCGTGTTCATGTCCACCCCGCGCGGATCAGCCACGAGCCAGTTGTCAATTGTCTTTGAGACCGCAGAGACACGCGAGTTAACAAACCAGCCGACCAACTCTTGCAGGTCGTTAATCAGTTCTGCTAAGCCGCTGTTATTTTTCTCGTGAATGTCAGGAAACAGCTCCCCGGCCTCGAAGGTGAACCTGTTGTGTGCCGCGTTAACCCGTTCGAGTTTAATGATCCTGTCATCATTCGCTAGCCACAGCGTAAACAACGTCGGAGTCTTCTCAGGGCCAAGCGGAGTATCATCAGAAAGGAACACCTCTGATGGCACAAGCCGCATCTGGATGATGTTGATTACACAGTTCTTCTCTCTTGACGACTGACTTTTCAGGTCGATCGAAATACGCATCTTGTCCAGATTGTTCTCCGAACGACTTTCGAGATTCTTTGTGTGCTCCAAACCAGCCACTTGCCCCTGTTTTTCCATCCTTTCGAGCGCAGTGCGTGTATGTTCCTCCACAACACCACAATACTCACCAAGCTGAAAGTCTCTTGTCGGCCACCTGTGATCAGGGAAAAACTTATACGGGGACACGTTGAACACTTTGTTGCCTTCAAACGTGACCACTTCGATAACCTGCTTGGCAGAAAAAGGTGCCCCAGCAGCAGATACCTGTTGCACATCCTCGTACACCTCCGTCGTCTCACGCACCCATGACGTCTGCAAGATGCCCACGCCGTATTTGCACACATCAAGAAGAAACTGATCCAGAATGATAGACCAGTTTGCTTGATCCAAATCGCGTTGCACGAGCAGCTCTGCCACCTCTCGGATAGCGTTGTCCATCATTGACACAGGGGACAACTCGTAGAAACGGCTGTTCTGTGTGAATAACATCTTGAAGAAGGACACCAAAGTGTTAATCTGTGCAAAAGTCAAAGGGACAATCATCTTAACAGGTTTGCCCTGTTCATATGCGCGGCGGTCCTCTTTATCCGCCACACGTTGCTGCCGATAGATTTCGTGCTGTCTGTCCCACGTCTCATAACGATCCGCCATGGCCGAACGAGCACATTTCATGTAACTCATACACGTCTTTGTCAACTCCCTGAGCGAGTCAGAAAGCTGTTCACGTTGGAGTTCTTTTTGTACTTCAGGAGTCATTAGAGTGCGCGGCGGGCCAAATTTGCATGTGTCTGCATGTCACCGAAGGTGATTATCTTCGTAAAAGCAGGAGAAGGCTCAACATAGGTGAGATCCGAAATGACAAGACGATAAAGACATTCCATCATGTGATCGTCTTTGTCGATTGGTTTATCAGGCGACTTAGGATTCCACCTGTAGCGATCGAACTCCCAAAGCGTCTCGCGCAGCTTAGGGGAGAAGAAAACTCTGTTCGGTTCCTTCAGCAACTCGTTAACGGCCACGATGCCACGAGAAAGGTCTTTCGGAGCAGGCTCTGGATAAAGCCCATACAAGCCTAGCTCGTCGGCCATTGTACGTCCATCAATGGGATTCTCGATAAACGCAATAGGGTCGCACAAGGCTAGAAAAGGATACTTTCCTCGCAGCGTAGCATTAACATAGCCGGCAAATTCTTTAATTGTTTGCGAAGACTGTGCTTTTTCAAATATTTCATGGAAGAAGAAAATCTCTCCCGTCGGCGCCGTTGCAGAGAACAATGCCGCGTGCGCGGTACGAGGATGCATGTCGAGCGCATAACGAATTGTGTAGTCGACCGGTGGTTTGTCGTAGTCCTCCCAACCATGCGGGATGGCAGCCAGTACGTGTTTGTCCGGATGGAAATTCTTGTAGACAATACCCGAGGCCGACGTTGGCACACCATTGATACGGCAAGCGGCTTCGTCGTCGGTTAGTGAAGAAACAAACTCATCGATAGCCTCTTTGGGCAAATACGGGTTGTCACGCATCGAACCGTGCATGGTCCACCTCTGCCCGTCGGTGAAAGCTTTGTCCTCATCCCAGACGTGTCTTGCAGAAGGCAAAAAGAAATCATTAATCCACGGCTCGTTCAAAGGCGTACAAACGAACCAGGCTGAGCCCATCCGGTCCACGAGACCACGACCATAGGCTTTCCACATGTCTTCAGGAATTGGCTCGTCCACGTGTACAAAGTCCCAGTCCGACGACTCGTGGCCCAGCGCGTTGAGCCGGAACGAAGCCACAGTGTCGAAGTACAACGACGAGATGCCGAACTTTCCCTTCACATCCACACGGGCCACCTTGCCTGAATGGTTCGTGACGACTTGCTGAATCAAGTGTGGTGGCAAAAGACGGAAAAGTTTCCCTTGAATACCACTCTCTGTTCTGTTCCTGGCCGTGAAGATTTCCTCACATTTATCCCAATCTACGCAAAGAAGGACACCCTTCACGGCCCGTTGGGGAATGCCAGCATGGCGGGCCGGATCACCCTCTGGATACCACACGCGTTCACCAAGAAGCCACGCGATGTCTTCCGCGATGCCCATTTCACTCTTACCGAAACGATTCCCAACGCGCGCATAGCGAAACCTTTTTTCGCCCGCCCTGTGAAACATGTCCTGTTTCCTGTGCGGCTTGTAGAACAGGATGCCATGCTTTTGACGCAACTGTTCCCTTTTACGAAGATTTTGCAGCAACTGCTTCTTCGCAAAAGGGTCCAGCATGTCTAAAGACTCTGGCGTTATTTCGAGAACTTCCATCATAGGACTGAACCATATTTAAGAAAACGTGCCCTTTTTTGTGTCAAACGTAACCCCGTGGCGACCTCGAAGTGCGGCAGGTCTTGGAACCTTGTCCAAGAACCACCCCATTCTAGACCGTGTTTCTTTGCCAATTTGCCCACTTGTTTATGCACATGCGCAGCCAGATTGGGCATTGCCGTGTCGAGATACTTGCCATCACGAAAGACGCCAAAGTCTAGCGCGATTTTGAAATTGTGATTCGACTGTCCACCACGTGCATTGGTGACAACCTTACCTGGCTTGGTACGACCTATTGCGTAGAGGTTATCCTGTTGGCGCCACGTTCTATCACCGCCGATGGCCACATACTGTGTGTTCTCCTTCCGCGCCACCTCTTTGGCTTCCTCAATGAAAGCCCGAAAACGTGGCCACGCTTTAGGATCGAGCGTGGCTAGGTTAAGTTCTGTTCTTTCGTCGAAGAGCATGGCAGCTATTTATTAGCGTCTTTGGCTTCTTGCACTATAAGTTTAGTAGCATTCTGTGATTGCTCTCCCGGTAAACCATCCACTTGAACCCATGGATGACGCTCCTTCATATCTGTTTGCATTTCTTTCACCCCATCGGTGACAACGTTTAATGCCCAGCCATTTAAAATGGCTGCGAGGAGTGTTCCGATAAAACCAGCAACCGCAGCTTGTTCAAGTGTGGTTAAACTTAACCCGTAACGATCAAAGACATGTAAGATAAGCCACATAATACCTCCTACAACACCAGGTAAAATTTGCTTACGGTCTTTGATAATCTCGCGTAGAATATTTGTACGTGTCTTCATTTGCTGCTACGGATAGGATTCTTGGACGAATACGAAAGCTGCGCCGGGATGCCCAGCTGAGTGAAGTCGGCTGAAAACTGCAGATTGCCATTCGCCGCACAAGACGAAAGCAATACTGACAAAGGAAGAAGAAAAAGTATTTTCATTTAGTTGTTTACGGGAGCACGTAATTGACCGTCTTTGAGTAAAGTGTAAAGTTTGTCATGTAGACGTTTTCTATCTTCGTTACACTCAGTGGATACCTCCTCCAATCGGGCAATCCTCGCTCCCATCTGCTGCGTCACGGTTTCTATAAACTCTCGGTTCTGTGCGCCACGCTCCAATACAAGCGCCTTGTTATCAGCCTGTTGTCGGTTAAGTAGTACCCATAAAACCACAGCAACAGGAGAGCTACCAAGAGCGGTGGTAGCCGCACGAAGTATGAAGTCGTTATCCATCATGGTATAGGGGGAACAAAAGTCTTCACAGCTTGTTCGGCCGCGATGTCGGCTTTTTTTACGTTGTTGTCAGAGACGACGCGGGCTGTCTGTCCGCGCTCGCGCAGGGACTCACCCACGTTGGCCTCTTTCGCGAGGCCGAGTACCGTTTCGACTGTGCCCCATGTTTTGATACCGAGCACCGGCACCACTGTCTCGTCCTTCCCTTCCTCGCTATAGGCGAGTTCCGTTCCGTTCGGGAGTTTGATTTGAGCCGTCGCCATTTTGCTCTTGGTCATCAGCGACGCGCCCGTTGTCGCCACCACGCTGCCATCAGGCTTAAACGTGACGGTGGGACGAATAGTGCAAGCTGCCCCAGTTAGCGACGCTAAGACAAGTAATTTTTGAATGTTTTTCATGTTTAAATCCCCCCAACCCCAGGAATCCCCACCTGCTGCCGGGCGCGACGGAGCGGAGTGCTTGGCGGGGTGGCTGCAGTGGTGGCTGCGGTATCCTCAGCCCATGGGGAATCAGGACCGACGCCTTCAGCCCTGACGCGATAGTAGTAGGTCGTAAGCGGCGGGAGTCCTGTGTCGGTCCACGATGTCGCGTTTGGATTTACTCCAGCGCGCCGTTCTCCCCACACGATCCCATCCGACGACCTTTCGATCTCAAAGCCGGTCTCGTCGTCCGAGTTGTCGGTCCAGACAACGGCGATAGAGTGGGCACCGATGGCGATTGCCGAAACCCCGGTTGGAGCGTCGGGTTCTGGAATGACGATTGCCTGGGTGGTGGCTGTCGCTGTCGCCGCGTAAGCGCTGCCCCCGTCCCCATTCGTCGCGCACACGCGGAAATAATACAGCGTGGACGGGGTGAGTTGCTGTGCGACAAACGTGGTCGTATTGGCAGCGAGCGGCGGGTAGGAGGTCCACGACGATCCGTTCAAGCTCCAATCCACGACGAATGCCCCTTCGTTGTTCGCGTTATCGGTCCATGCGAGGTTGATTGAGTATGGGCTCGTGGAAACGGCAGTCAATCCACTGGGCGCTGCTGGAGGCGCGCCGGGAGTTGGAGGGTCAGGTGGGGGCGAGCCATCGTCATACTCAAAAGCGCCGATGTCTGCGGCAGCGCCAAGCGGGCGGATCGTGCCGAGAAAATCACTCGTCACCCCGGAGATTGTCACACCCTGATCAATGAGCGGCGATCCGGTGAGTAGTCGAAAATCAAGCCGACTGAAATCAACGAACTTTGGATCGCCACCGTTGATACCATTCGGCTCGTACCACATGAATGTGCCCCATCCGCCCGGCGCACCGATGGGGCGGGCGAGAGCGTCTTGAATCTTCGGCGTGAAGCCGGCCCCCGCCACGTAGTTGTAATCGGCAATACAGTCTTTCAGCCCGGCCTCGAAATTATACCATCCGGTATTCGCACCGCCGCTGCCGCATTCAAGGAACACGTTGCCGATGACTTCGCCGCGATGTGAAGAATCGCGAACCATCCGCCATGGCCCAACCTTCTCAGGCCATGTCGAGGTGTAGGTTCTCACCGCGGGATTAACCTGAAATGTTACATCATTAGCGCCTGCAACAATCGTCCGCCCATCGTAAACCACCGTGCCATGCGGATACAGAAGCACGGACTCCAAGTCGGCAGGATTGACTGCCAATTCCTGCCATGTGGTCACGCCGGGTTGGGCGACGAAGGTCTGAGTGTTGGTGTACTGGTTCCCGTTGTAGAGGACGTAACCGGTCCCGCGGGTGCGGGCGCGATAGGTGCGTCCTGCCTCCAACGTGTCCTGACCTACAATAACCTCGAAAGATTTCACTTCATAGTAAGCCCCGTATTGATTTTGCCCGCCATCACCCTCCGCCACCAGAGAACCACTGGGGGTGATTTGGGTGCATAATGGATAAACTGGATGTTGTTCATTCAAACCCTTTCGGTATCCAAAATTACGGGAACCGAAGGAGATGGGCGATGCGATCCGGTAAAAAACATTGTTATAAAAGCGAATGCCAGGGGTCGATCCACCACCTCCAAGAGCAGCGTTTGCAAAAACATTGTTTCTGAATGTCCAATCGCGGATGTCTGGCCCTCCGGTGGGAGAGACCTGCAAGATTTGGCCGACCGGAATATCCGCAACTAGGTTTCGCTCTAAGATGTGGCCGTAGCTCAACTCCCCATTATTGCCGAACGTCTGGATAAAGTCAGGATGGTTGTTGACCGTATCCGAGGAATAATTATTCCTGAAAGTGTTGTCGTGAATGTGGTTCTCCACCCCGAAAAGACGCAGAAAATCCACTTCCGCGCCGTCTTTGAATGTGCTGTATCGAAGCGTATTGCGCCGACCATTCATTGCCATCATAGGGTATCCGGCAAAGTTCTTCACAGTCACCCGCTCAAAGA